ATTCAAATGGGAAAAAATATTTAGATATGTATGGAAATATTGGTTCATTACCAGTTGGTTATAATCATAAGAGATTACAAGAGTTAAATCTTGAATCACCTGAAATAAAAAAATTGTTAATTCATCGTCCGGCACTTGGTGTAAATCCTCCTATTGAATGGAAGAAACATGTAGAACTATTATATAAAAATTATTCCCCGGGTGGTTTGGATTTTATGTATGTAGCATGTGGATGTGGTTCAGGGGCAAATGAGAATGCTTTTAAAGCAGCTTTTGTTAAATTTGCTCGTAATAATTATTCAGAACATAGTATGGAGGATAGATTAAAAACAGCATTAGATAATAGGGAGCCAGGTTCACCAAATATATCTATTTTATCATTTAAGAAAGGTTTTCATGGGAGAACTATGGGTTGTCTATCAACAACAAGGTCTAATGCGTGGCATAAAATAAATATACCTGCTTTTAACTGGCCAGTAGCGCCTTTTCCACAATTAAAATATCCTTTACATAAAAATGAATTAATCAATTTTTTGGAAGAAGAAAAATGTCTTGATGAAACAGTAAAAATATTAAAAGAAAATAAAACGATTGCTGGGATGATAATTGAGCCTATTCAAGCAGAAGGTGGAGATAGACACGCATCTAATGATTATTTTATTAAATTAAGACAGTTAGCATTAGACGAAGATGTTACATTTATTGTAGATGAAGTTCAAACCGGAGTTGGTTCAACAGGAAAATTATGGGGATATGAATATTGGTCAGACGATAAAAAATACCTTCCTGATATAATGACCTTTTCAAAGAAGATGCAAATGTCAGGATACTTTTGTAAAAGTGAATATAAAACAGATAGTCCATTTCAGACATTTAATACTTGGATGGGAGATCCTTTTAAAGTAATATTAAGTAATGAGATTTATAAAATTATTGCCGATGAAAAGTTATTAGAGAATTCAACAACTACAGGAGAATACTTAATGAGAGAGTTATTGGAATTAGAAGATAAGACTGGAAAAATTAGAAATATTCGTGGTAAAGGGTTATTTATAGCATTTGATTGTGATAATAGTATTTTATTGAAAGAAAGATTAATTGAGAATAATATAAATATAGGAACATGTGGAAAGCAATCAATCAGAATACGACCATCATTAATATTAAGTAAGAAAGATGTTGATTTTTTTATATACAAATTAAAAAAATCACTGTTGTAATAATTTATAACCATCAAATGGTTTGGATTGAAAAGGTCTTGTTATTTTATGGGGTAATAATCCATTAAATAAATAACAATAACATTTACCATCATCCATATGCCATGAACCAAAATATCCATCGGCGCAACTACAATAGCCATTGTCTACTTGTGATTGTATTGGTGTTTTAATACAGAAATCCATCGGATATCCCTGTTCAATACAATTAGTATAGGATTCGAAACCTTCCTTATTGGTATCATAATATAAAAAAATAGAGATTACGATTATAAATAAAAATATAAGAAAAATAATTTTATTGTTCATATATTTATTTGAAGAAAATTAAATAATATCAAAAAATTCAATAATATTTTTTCTAGTCTTCTTCTTTTTAGTAGTCTTCTTTTTCTTATGTTTTGTAGTTTTGTGTTTTGTGAGTTTCTTAACTTGTTTTTCAAGTTTTTTTTCTTCCTTATCTAAATTTTCTTCAAATGGGATATAACGCAAAAACCAAGATTCATATTCTTTTGAATTTCTTTTTCCCTTTAATTCTTTATATTTTAATGCCTTTGTATTTCTCATTTCTTCTAATGTATCTTGTTTTCCATAACAATTAATACTAAATCTTTTGAGTAATCCTTTTTGTTCGAGTCTATTTTTTTGTTGAACATTGAATAAATATTGAGCCATACATAGAATACGATTTTCGTCATAATATTCGCGATCACTATAATAGAAAGCAAAATAGAAACTTAACATAGTATCGATAGTAGCAACTCTAATAGATTTGTTACCTTTTTTAATAACATTATAACTATGACAAGCTAATGGTTTGTAAATAAAAGCAACTGTTTCTTCTATATTATTAATTTTAACACGAACAGAATAATGAGGAGCAATCAACTCACCAATACCTTCATGTTTTACTATTTTGACATCTTTATAATCAAAATCCTCTAATCTCTCCTTTAATATAACAGCAGCTTGTTCAGGTTCTTCAGCTAACACATCAAAATCGGGAGTTTTTTGAAACATTTTTCTTTGCTTGGCAGGCATATAAGAGGAATAAAGAAAACTAGCATATCCTCCAAAAAATACTAAACCTTGGTCGATAAACGCATCACGAACACTGTAGTATAATTGTGCTTGTTTATCACTATCTATTCGTTCAAATTCTCTTTGAAATAGTTTTGGGTCACAATGTTTACCTCGTAAAGGGTAATTTTTATTCAATAATATTAATCTTTTTAAAACCTTTTCCCAGCGACTGATATCACCAGCAGGTCTAGATAATTCTAAATACATATTCATACGAAGAAAATTAGCAGGACAATATAAAATACCATATACTCTGATTGCGTCTCTTTGTATTCTTTTAAAAAGGGGTTTTTCTAAATAAGTAATGTCAGCAACAGGAATAAAATTGACAAATACTTTATATGTTCCATAATGGACACCTGCTTTAGCCTCTACTTCTTGAAATCCATTATTGTAGTAGATATCGGCTAATTCTTTAGCATCGTCTAAAGCATTTGGTGAATAAAAATCATAATCAGGAATTTCAATATTTTTATCATAGAATTGGTCTTCTAATGGTAATATATTATTAATAGCTGTTCCACCATAACATATTAATTTTTTCTTTTTAAGAAAATCTTCTAAAATTCCAATGATTTTTTTGACATCTGGGTCGCTTACAGTTTGTTTACCCTTTCTTTTTTCTGCTATGTCTACAGCATCTCGTAATATGTCTAATTCTTTTTCTTCTAAGGATAATTTTGGTTTACAGGAAGACATTTATATAATAAATATAGAAAAAGTATTATATAAATTAGACACTGAACGAATAATAATCAGTAGCAGTAGTTCTTGTAGTAAATGAATTAGCAGGGTCTTGAGGGGGAGGAATAGGAACAGTAACTGGAACATAACGAAGGTGTTCGGGTTTAAGAGCAAATGAATGACCTACTTTGTCAAAAAATAGACTATAGAATTCCATATTAGCATCAAAATTCTGAAAACACATACCAACCCATTGACATCCGTAACCAAAATTTAACGCAGCGGATGGATTAGTATCATAAGCACTTAAATCAGGCATAGATAAAGTCATATTTTTTTTATTGTATTCAATGAGTTCTGATGAATCAGGAGTAAATTTAATATCATAGTCTCTGGCTGCTCTTAGAAAAATAGAATTAGAAGCAATATTAACATACTCTTTGAGGGGAGTTTCTTCAAAAAGTGGATTAGATCTATCAACTGAAATAATAACTTTTTGAGAAAACTCTTTTAGAGGAACTGCTCCTAAATTATGGCCAGTATATTCATAACTATATTCCTTTCCTAATAATTTAGATTCAATTGTGGAATAAATAGTATCCGCCATCTTGTCATATATTTTTTTATTGTTACTAGATATTCTAAAATGTAATATTAATGGATCGTTTGGACATGGTGTGGAACCACCACTAAAGGCATAAGAATTTACAATATTCATAGCATCTTCAAATGGAATTTGATTATACATTTCTTTTGTGTGAAAATTTGTTACAGAAGATGTAGCAACTACAGGTTTGTCATTAACGGAATAAATTTCGAAATCTAATACACGCGCACCTTGAGCAATACAAGTTTTCAAAGCACAAACATTGACCCAATCGTTTTTAAATTGACCTCCACAACAACAATTGTATGCTGTTTTAATGTAGTAGTCTCGTAGTAAATATTTATAGGCAGCGTTATCAGGATTAAAAGATGATAATTTTGGGAAACCTGTATATATTTTTGAGAGATTATTACAATTAGCATCATTTAATCTCATCTTAGTAACAGCATAACCACAAAATCCAAATATTAAAAGAGCTATTATAAAATAGGACATATATCTAATTGCGACAGTTTTATCTCCTGTCTTCAACCATTTTGAAATAAGTTGACTAGGTTTTTCTTTCATACTTATATTAGACTATGAAAAAATTCTACTATTAAATTTATTGGTCGTTTTTTCACTAAATATAATTATTCATTAAAATGAAGTTAAATAATATTGTAGATAAGTATATATATATGGCAGGAGGTCTATTAAACATAGTATCTTATGGAAATCAAAATGTATATTTAAATGGAAATCCTTCAAAAACATTTTTCAAAACAACATATAAAAAATATACTAATTTTGGTTTACAAAAGTTTCGAACTGATTTTGATGGTCTAAGAAATCTTAGGATGACAGAATCGTCAAATTTTACTTTTAGAATGAAACGGTATGCTGAACTATTAATGGATACATATTTAGTAGTAACATTACCTACAATTTGGAGTCCAATATATCCCCCACAAGTATGTTCTGATATGTGGGCACCGTATGAATTTAAGTGGATTGAAAATGTGGGAACATTAATGATTGATGAAATAGAAATTTCTGTTGGTGGTCAAATATTAAATAGATATACTGGACAGTATTTACAAGCATTGATCGAAAGAGATTTTACTTTAAGTAAACGAGATTTATATGAAGAAATGACTGGTCATACCAAAGAGTTATATGATCCAGGAAATACAAATGGAAAAGTTAATGCATATCCAAATGCTTACTATACTGATAATCCAGTAGGACCTGAACCATCTATTAGAGGAAGAAAAATCTATGTCCCTTTAAATACCTGGTTTACATTAGCAGCTAAAATGGCTTTTCCATTAGTATCGTTACAATACAATGAATTGGAAATAAATGTTCGTATTCGTCCCGTGAATGAATTGTATGTTATTCGCGATATTACTGATCAGACAAATATGTTTCCTTACATTAAGGCAAATTTGAATAATTCTTTACAAGGATTTTATCGTTTTTTACAACCACCTCCGGATATATCATTAAATGGATTATCAGGACCAGGTGCTTCTTATGTAGATAGACGAACTGACTGGAATGCGGATGTTCATTTATTATCAACATATGCCTTTTTATCTGAAGAGGAATCTAAACTTTTTGCTGCTAGAGAACAAAGGTATTTATTTAAATCCATTTATCAATGGAATTATTATAATGTTACTGGAACTCATAAAGTCAAATTGGATAATACTATGGGTATGGTTGCTTCGTGGACTTGGACTTTTAATAGAAATGATGTTAACTTAAGAAATGAATGGTCAAATTATTCAAATTGGGCATATAATAGTACTTTACCACAACAAGCGGTATTGGCCGATGCTAGTGGTAATTGGAGTCTTCCTACATGTGGTCCAACTGCTAGTGCTGGTATTGGACCAGGTCATGACCCTTTAGATGGTGACCCAACCGGTATTTATATATCAGGTGATTATACACCTGCTAATCAAAAAGATATTTTATTAAATTTAGGTATTTTATTAGATGGAAAATATAGAGAAAATGTTATGGATGCTGGTGTTTATCAATATGTAGAAAAATATAGAGCTGATTCAGGAGTATCAAGAAATGGTTTATACTCTTATAGTTTTGCTTTAACCAATGATCCATTTGACTTTCAACCATCTGGAGCAATTAATATGAGTAGATTTAAAGATATTCAATTAGAATTTACAACATATCAACCTCCATTAGATCCGTCAGCACAGTTTTATACAATATGTGACCCATCAGGAGGAGGAATTATTGGTGTTAATAAATCCAATTGGATGATTTATGATTATAATTATGATCTTACCATTCACGAGGAAAGATATAATATATTAACATTTGTTGGTGGAAATTGTGGATTAATGTATGCTCGTTAAATATAATTAAACAATTAAAATTATTTGATTAATTATATGTTTATCTTAACATACTATTTCCTGTGCCAGAAATACCTCTTTTTAAATCACCATGTTTATATTTCGTTTCAGCATTTTCCTTATAATTAGCGTTTAACTTTGGGGTTTTTGTATTATGTAATTTACATTGAAGGCCTTTATATGGATTCGCAGACCAAGCTAAATTAGCTGAATATACACCACAATCAGTAAACATACCAGTAGCTGTTTTTCTACAAGGATAGTCTACCGTAAATTTATAGTCATTTGGATGACCAAATTCTGTAGTTGGTAGTATATAATTTCCATTTTCAGCGGTTGGATAATCTCCTAACATATCTTGATAATTTCCATTTTTCTGAATTAAAGGAGATGGATTAGATGGTTTTAAATTGTTGATTTGTTTTTCAGTGTAACCATTACTTACAACTTTAAGTTGCGTTTCTCTCCAATATTCTGGATCCATTGTTCCAATTGGATTGGAACCAGGTGGTTGAATTATATTTTCAACATCCTGAGGAGTAAATCCTTCTTTGTTTCCAAAGAAAATACTTTTTTGGAAACCATATTCTTGATAGATAAAATAAATAAATATTAGAAATACAAAAAAGATAAATATTTTTTCGTCCATATAATTATCTATATATTATATCCTTAACAAAAAAATGAGTTTACTTGTTGTGAAACACGCATAAAAGTTGTACATTTTGACATTTGTTTAATTGTTGGGGCATTAATGTAAGCACATGTGCTTCTAAGACCCCCTAAATAGTCAAGAATTGTATCATTTAAGTCACCTTTGTAAGGAATTTTTAAAACTCTTCCTTCTGAAGCTCTGTATTTTTCCATTTTACCATAATGTCTTTCTTGTGCTTTATCGGAACTCATTCCATAGAAAGTTTTCATTTTTTTACCATTTTCTTCGATAATGTCCCCAGGATTTTGATCGTGTCCAGCAAATTGTCCTCCAACCATAACAAAATCTGCTCCTCCACCAAAAGCTTTTGCCATATCACCTGGACATGTTATTCCTCCATCGGAAATAATATGCCCACCCACTCCATGAGCAGCGTCTGCACATTCTAATACAGCAGATAATTGAGGCATTCCTACACCCGTTTTAATTCTAGTAGTACATGCGCTACCTGGACCAATTCCAACTTTAACAATATCTACACCACCTTCTAAAATTAATTGTTCAACCATTTCTCTCGTTACTACATTACCAGCAACAATAATCTTGTTAGGGAATTCTTTTCTTACTTTCTTACAATACTCTACTAGATTAGAAATATATCCATTTGCTATATCAATACATATCCAATTACAATTATATACACTCATAATATCTTTCAATTTTTCAAAATCTTTATCGCTTATTCCAGATGAAACCATTAAATTATTGTCACCATTTTTATATTCTATTGACTCCTGAGAAATAATATAATCATTTTTTTCGTAAAATTTATGTAATGCGGTTATCATATTATGTTTTTTTAAACAATAAGATACCTCAAATGTTCCAGTTGTGTCCATATTGGCTGCGATAATTGGTACTCCCGTCCATTCAAACGATGAATGTTTAAACTTAAAAGTTCTTTCAAGAGAAACTTCCGAACGACTATTGATTGTTGAACGCTTTGGTCGAATTAAAACATTATTAAAATCAAGCTTTTCCCCAGATTCAATTTTGTTCATTATAAATATATTATTGAAGAGTATTTAATATATTTATTTTTTACTTTTTCTTTTTTTAGTTTTGGAACTTCGTCGTTTAGTTTTTTTGGTTTTTTTACTAATTAACTTATCAACATATCTAGACTTACAATGTTCATATAGATTTTTGTCTGTAATATATTTTTCTATTCCAGGTGTAGTGAATTTTTGTATATTTTTAAGTGATGAATAATAAACATCTAATTCTTCGCGGACACGGTTACCAGCCGCAGCCTTATATGCTTCTGGAACTAAATGTTTAGGTAAAAATGTAATTCTATCCATAATTATTTTTTTTAATCCATTAAATTTAGCTTCCTTTTTGTTGGAGACAATATAATTTTGAACATCTTTTTTAGATATTTTATTAGATTTAAAATATTGATTAACCTGTTGAGGATACTCTCCATTAGCACCTTTTAATAACTCACTTAGATTTATACTTTTTAAAACATAGTCTTCTGATTGATTGACACCTATTAATTCTGCTGAAAATGTATCAAATACTATTGAATTAACAGAAAATAACAATTTCATCGTTTCTTGCCAATAACCTTTAAGACGTTGTATGATATTTTCAATGCTTCCAGATACATAAACATTTTGTTTTTGTTTTTCAGAAAAATATTTTAAACTTTCTATTGTTGTTCTAGATTCCTTATGTTTTTTTCCATAGTTAATTTCAGATTCATTAACTATAAATTTAATATTAGAAGGGACATTATAATTTTTATTAATAAATTCTACTAAATTTCTTAACATATGTAATCTATCATCTTCTTCTACGCATCTTACCCAAGGTTTATTATAGTATTTATTTGTAGGAACGAAATGGTATTCTATATTATATTTATTATCAAATTTAGAGGATAAATAAGTTGCCATATTAAATGCTAATTTACCTACTGCTCGAGTAGGTGGTGAGAAAACACCTCCATCCCATATATATAATGTTTTTGATTTATTAGACATATTCTTATTATATACGAATAAATTATTATAATTATATTTATTAAATATATATATGAGTTCTACTGAAACAGAAAAAACAGAAAATACCGAAAATACCGAAACAACTGAAAATACAGGTTCCAAAGAAAATGAATGGGGGATATTTGGTATGAAAGTACTTCAAATATTTATACATATTTTAATAGTGGGATTATTAGGAGCAAATTTCGTCTATTTTACTAGAATAAATTTAGATTTATTCTTTCCAAGTGAACCAACTCAAAGACCATATGTTAATGAAACCAAAAAAGGAATTAAACTACCCGCAATATTTTCATTTTTAACATCAGGTAAAGAGTCTAGTAAAAAGGCCCCTGAGAAAAAGAACACTGGAGGGGGTAGTTGTGGTGCTCCTATTGACTTTACAGAGAGTAAATTATTTGAAAATAAATATTTTAGTGGTATGTTTAAATATGGTTTCCCTTACTCTATGGAAAGTAAAGAGGATACTTTTGGAGGAATAATATCTAATTGGTTTGTAAATAAGGTTAAATATTCATATGTTTGGTTAAGACAAGTAATTAAAGTTATTATAGAATTCACCGGATCAACCTGTGCTATGGCTCCCGATTCTATGAAGTCGATAGTTCCCTTTATATTCGGTCCAATGGCTATAGGACTTATTATGTTTATAGCTTCTATGTGGTGGATACCAACATTAGTAAGTGTTTTCTGGAATGAAAATCAAGATTGGGGTATGTTTATATCAATAATGGGACTATTCTTTGGATGGACATGGTTCCTGCCAATTGTGTTATCATTTATTCAAATGATAGGTGTAATGTTTAGTTTTATATTATTACCCCCAATGTTAAATGGAAAGAAAATTATGGAAATAATGGGCGAAAAGTTTAATAGTTATTATCTAACAGTATTATTTTTGATATTAGTAATAGTAGCTGCCTTTACCAATTTAAATCCTATTATAGCAATTGTTATGGCACTCGTGTTTGCCAGACATCTAATACCACCTGGTATGAACCCATTTGAAAAAAAAGCGGCGGGTCAGGCAACAACAATATCACAGAAATAATTATATAAATGTAATTAATATAATATAAATACTATTTAAAATATATTATATTATGGGTAAGAACAATAAGAACAATAAGAATAACAAAAAGAAAAACAAGAAGAATACTAATGGAACCAATAATAATACATCTAACAGTAAAAATATAACTGTTAATACAGATAAATATCCATTTGTTAGTGTTTGTACTCCAACTTTTAATCGTCGACCATTTATCGAAGGAATTATAAAATGTTTTAATCATCAGGATTATCCAAAAGACCGAATGGAATGGATTATTATAGATGATGGAACTGATAAGATAGAAGACTTGGTAATTAATCATCCACATGTTAAATATTTTAAATATGATACAAAAATGAAACTAGGAAAAAAACGAAATTTGTTACATGAAAAGAGTAAGGGAGATATTATTGTATATATGGACGATGATGACTACTATCCTCCACAACGAGTGAGTCATGCGGTTCAGAAACTTCAGGAACACCCTGAAGCATTATGTGCTGGTTCTAGTGAGATATATATATATTTCAAGCATATTCAAAAAATGTATCAATTTGGACCATATGGACCTAATCATGCTACTGCCGGAACATTTGCCTTTAAAAGAAAGTTGATTGAAAATAGATATGATGACGAAGCTTGTTTGGCCGAAGAAAAATCATTTTTAAAGGATTATACGGTTCCTTTTGTTCAACTAGACCCCAAAAAAGTAATTTTGGTATTTTCACATGAGCATAATACCTTTGATAAACGAAAATTATTAGATAATCCTCACCCAAATTTTGTTAAAGAATCGACTAAAACAGTAGATGAATTTGTTAAAGAAAAAGAACTAAAAGAATTTTATATGAATATAGATTCATTACTTCAATATTATAGTCCAGGTAAACCAATTATGAAACCGGATGTGTTAGAACAAATGGTAAAAATAGAAGAAACTAGAAGAAAGCATGCTGAACAAATGGCTCAAAATAATGGAAATGGTGGACAGATATTGGTTCAACAAGATGGTAAAGACCCAATTGCTTTAAATAATAACCAGATTGTTGAATTGATGAAACAACAACAAGGACAATTACAACAACAAGGAGGACAATTACAACAGATTAAACAAGCCTATGAACAACTTGCTAGAGAGAATATGGAGCTTAAAAAACAGTTACAAGATCAAATGGATAATATTACCCAATTACAAAAATTAAATACCCAATTAATTCTAAAAAATGTAAATGGTGAATCATCTTAAATTATTATTAACATTAAATATTAATAATAATTAACTAACACTATCGTTATCAATTATATAATCATAACAGTTTTCACAATATGATTTATTATAATTATTATTAGAGCATTCATTACAAATATAAATATAACACTTATCACAATTTCCATAAAAATTCTTTCTATCTATCCAACAATCACATTCATCACACAATATAATACAATATTCTATTTTCAATAGAGGAGTTTTTTTGTCAATTTCCTCAGTATATATTTGTGGAATGTATTTTTGTGAAATATATACTCGTTCAAAATTCATTATGGGTAGTTTCATAATAACTAACTCATCTATAGAAAATAGATTATTCCAAGATTCTGGTATTATATTATCAGGTTGAATTTTATAGTCGTGTCTAGGATTAATAATTAAATACATATATATTATATGATAATAATGTTTAAACTATTTATTTTTACATAGAATGATAAATTATACTTCGTGATGTATAGGTGAATCTGTTTTTTTTTCAATTGTATCTTGGTCATCAGGATAAGATTCAATACAACATTCACTACAACATTCAGTCCAACATTCACCACAACAAACTAATGCTAACACAGCAGCAACAACAACAACTGTTAAAATAATTACGACCAACATTATTACTATACTGACATTGTCTTTATCTAATTTTATATATTAGTTGATATATCAATATCTGAATCCATACCATCATCTATCTCCATATCATAATTTTTATCTAAATATCTATATATTCGATTAATATCTAATTTATTAATTTCATAATTTTCAAAAAGTTCATATATTTCTTCTTCGCTTTTTTCGTCTCGTAAATTAAGAAAAAAAGCAAATAAATCTTTTTGATCCATTGATAATGTGAAACATAGATTTTGAATGAATAAATAATTATTATATTCGGTGCTATATTTGGTTAATACTTTGGTAAATCTAACCTCCGGTGGATTAAATTTGGCCTTTTTTGTAAATGTATCGTGATAAATTTTATTATTGTAAAATGTTTTAATCATTGAACTCATTTCGTTAAATTGCCAAATCTGTTTTTGGAATGTAATTCTATCAATATAATCTGAAAAACATATATTTTCAAGAATATTATTATAGAAAGGAAATGATTCTTTGATTGGAACTTTTCCTAAAACATCTACTATATTTTCATGCCATAAAAGTCCTACTATGGTTCTATCAGTCTCATTCATAATATTATTGTGACTATTAATATCAAAATGATTATTGATTAATTTTTGAGTAATTTTTTTACTATCTTCATTATAAGTTTTTGGTTGAAAAATATTCTGAATAATTTCATTTTTTAATAAAATATGTTGTTTATCATAAATATTTAAAATAGATTTTAACTTTCTTAAATCACCTTGAATATAATTTAATAAATTTTTCTTAAGAACACTATCAATACTGGGAATTAATTGATTCAATAGTATTTCAGTTTCTTTACTAGTAGGATTTTTAATCTCATAGCTGTTACACACCTTCATCAGCTCTTTAATTTTTTTATCAATGTGATAATTACCTATACAAATAATAGGATTTAATGTAATTTCTTCTAATTTTTGTTTTTTAGTTTTTTTAGGTCGAATAAGTTTTATTAATTGATTTATACCTCCTTTATCTCCATTGTTCATACCATCAATTTCATCCATAATTATAGCAATTTTTTTAACATTTTTTTGTAACATAGATAACACATTTCTATCAGACATATTGTGCTTTGTTATTGTATCAATTATAGACTTATTTCTAATATCACCAGCATCATATTTGATAATATCATAATTTAACTCTTTCAATATTTTTTCTATAAAAGAAGTTTTACCACTACCAGGGTTACCATAAATATATATACCTCTTTTTGTTGTGAGATCATTTTTATTTTCTTCAAAATTCTTAAAAAATAATTTAATATCATCAACTAATTTATTCCTGTTTAACACATCATTTAAATTAATTAACTCCATATTATATTTTTATATATTTTGTTTTTATGTTTATTTTTATTATACATGTTAATTTCAGATATTTTGTTTAATATTTCTCTACATTTATTACATTTATTTTTGACAGAGACAAATTCTAAGAGAGAAAATAAATTATTAAAACTATTATTTTCAAAATAAAACTTTTTTTTAGAAAACCATTTTGATGTATTTTCTCTCACTAGATGCTTATTTAAAAGTATATACATATTATTTTTGACAATGTTTATAAAAAATTTATCCTTGTATTTATCCTTTATTTTAATATGATTTTCGACCAAATTATAATACCTTTTATTTAATAACATCTTATCTTGAATTGGTAAATATGACAATATATAAGAAACCAAATGTCGTTTCTGTGTCATTAATTTATATTTTACTGGTAAATAACTGTATATTATACCTAAGACATCATTATTTAATATTACCATTATTAAATAATGAGATTATTTTTCTATCTCTCTTCATTCTCCATACTGACTTGGGGTATCCGTTCTCCTAAGATTGGGATACCTACGATCACTATTAACTTTTGAGTTATGCTGTGTCTCGTTATCCAGATCATCTCGCTTCCTATATCCGGTAGGATATCGTCCGCGCGACTCCACGCCATGATACCTCCCTGCTAATGGATCACTAGTAAACGGTGTTTCAAATTTACTAGTATCGGGAGCCCAGGGATTCCATGTTGTAGGATTCCATGTTCTAGTATTCGCGTTGAATGTATGAGCCTCCATACCACTAGATGACCTTTTTGTAGGATTAATTTTAACACGATTGGGGTTACCACCTTTACGATTTCTTACACTCTTACGCTTCTTAACACTCTTACGATTCTTAACACTCTTACGCTTCTTAACACTCTTACGCTTCTTAACACTCTTACGCTTCTTAATACTCTTGCGCTTCTTATTTTTTCCTCCGTATTTTCCTGCAAATCTATTAATTACAGTCTTTACTCCTGTCTCAGAGAATAATGATGGTCTAGGTTTCCCTTCTGGATAACTGTCTTCTACAGCTTTTTTATACTCTGTGTTTGATTGAAAATGTTGTGGTCCATATCTACCTACGTGCATATTTTGACCGGCACCTAATACACTATTCTTTCCAAAATTAACTTTTTTACTCATTATAAAATAGAATAATATTATAATGAATGTTATATTTAACTATATTGTTTAATCACATATGCTTGTATTATTTGTAATACCATCCCAAGTTAAGTCACAAGCTTTAGCCCATTTATCTTTATTACAAGAGCCTGTGGAACCTTGCCAGAAATCTCCAGTGAAATCCATAGTCTTTGAACATGAACTCTTTCCTAAATTTTTGACATTAAAGCATGATTGTTGAGTTTGTGAATCTCCATCTCCCATATCTCCATTTGAATTTACTGTTTTTTGCATGTCTAACCAATAATCCGGACAATCAGACACTGTAGGAGGAAATTCTACTCCGTATTTATTATTGTATAACACAGAAGCAATAAATATCATCAAAATGATGAATATTATAATTGCTATAGTTGCTACTATTTTTTGAAAAGTAAACGCCATTATATATATTTAATTTATATAATTTTTTCTGCTTAATTAATATAATGAACTGTTCTAGCACAAATGGAAGATTAGATATTTTGGGTCCTAATACAATGAACCAATTTGCCTTATTTGATAAAATACCTAATAATGACTGTTCTAGTTTTAATGATGCTATGATAGGTAATTCTACGGAATCTTCTTTATCAATAGCTTTTTTTAGTAAAGGTAATATTCAAATTATTCAAAATGCTATTAGAGCTGGTGTATATGAGGTATCAAATCAACAATATGTTATTGATAATCAAAACTGTGATACATTAAAGGTTATTATGAGAAGTGTATTTTTACAATCTGCTGTTAATCAGCCTGATAATATTACTGGACAAATTGAAGCCTTGAATAATTTAGTAGTTGAATATTGTGTTAAACATGTTTATAGTGAAGCACAAGCATATATCAATTATAAACGAGATGTCAGCACAATGTATCACCCGATTGACCGTCCGGCTCAAGTTGATGTTGATGATAAAACATTAGAATTAAAACCGTGGTTCTAATTTAGGATAAATTATTTAAATTCAATATAATTAAATAATTTAAATAATACTACAATTGTTAAATTCAAACAAATAGTGAAATAAATTAGACGAATCTATATGTTTTTTATTTTGAATTGAAAAACTAATAAAACCTATTAAAATTGCCACTATTATAAGTAATGCTAGTATATTATTTACTTTTCTTAACATAGATATTTCTTCCATATGTCTTCCTGGTTCAACAATTTTCCAATAATCTATGTAACTATGAGATATGTATAGAACTCCTAGTAATAATAATGATATCATTGTCGCATTAATGGTCATCTTATTAAAGATGGTAAATATAATCCATATGATACCAGATATTTGAATATTTTCAAATGGAGACAACTGGTCAATACTTTCACCATCTGTGAAATCAATAGCAAAATATATTATAAAAAAAATTAATATTTGCTTAGCAAAAATATTTTTTGTTAATATATCTTGTAATCTACATCCTAGTGATTTAGTTACATAATTTCCCATTATCGCTATTAATAATAAAAATATTCCTTTTGTTATACTAAAACTTATTATTGCCCTTTTGGGTTTAGGTTCCATATACATTATATATTTATTTTTTTGTCTTTTTCTTAATTTTAATAGCTGATGGAATAGCCATTTGTGTTTTTAGTTCTTCTAGTTCACTCAACCACATATGTTCAATTGCTGTAGACTTCAACTTTTCTAGTTCGGTAATTTTATTATCTTTATCTTGACACATTTTATTGAAATTTTCTTCAGTTAAACTATCCATTGGCATCTTTAATAGATACTTATAGTCTGGGTCATATTTTTCTCCATCCAATTTATCATACCCTTTTTCTGTTAACATCTCGATAATAACAATCTTTTTTTTATTTCTTAAATCAATAGTTCCTTTAATATTTTCCATAATAAACTTGGATTTATTTTGTAATAAATTCACATCTTCTTCCATTGTAGCTATTTGATGGTCTTTTCTCTTTTGATAATATTCCAACCTAATTGGAAAGTAACTATCGATAATTTCTTTTACATCTGAATATTTTGTTAATTTTTCTTCATCATTAAACAAATGCATATTATTAGTGCTAAGTGTAGAATATAATTTCATTGTCTTTTCGAAATTATTATATACATTAGATGAGTCTTTGCTCTCATCAATCGGTTCATTTAATACAATCTCAAAATCAACTACTCTATCTGTAGACATATCATTATAATCTTTGATAAATGTCTTCTGTTTTTTATTCTTATCTACTTCCATTAAATTTTCAATGTGTTGTTTGAAATCGTCTGTCCAATAACCAATAGGAAGCTCCTTTATTTTAATTTTTTTGTCTGTAATTTTTTCATACACACCTTTAACGATATATTTTTTATCATCTGTTTTTTCACAACTCCCTTCAAAATTCTTATAAAATGGAGAAAGTTCAATTTCTGTCTCCGTTAGTTGTAACTTGGATTTCAAGATATCAATAATGTTATTGATATTATATGACAAAATGTCAGTGCTAAATCCTGTTCCAATACCTTTACCACCATTGACTAGAATCATTGGAACAATAGGAACATAATATCTAGGCTCTACTGGATCACCATCATCTTCAAGATATTCTAAAACAGGGTCATCCTCTTTACGATAGATATATCTTGTAATTTGATTCAATTGTGTGAAGATATATCTTTCACTAGCTGAATCTTTACCTCCTTGAAGTCGAGTTCCAAATTGTCCATTCGGTAAAAGTAAATTTACATTATTACTTCCTACATAATCTTGTGCCATTCCCACAATAGCACCGTTTAGACTAGCTTCACCGTGATGATATCCAGAGTGTTCCGATACATATCCACTAAATTGAGCTACTTTTATCTCTGTAGTCAAATTCTTTTTAAAAGAACTATACAGAATCTTTCTTAGACTGGTCTTAAGTCCATCCATTAAATTGGGAATCGACCTTTCACAATCATATATTGAAAAGTGAATCATTTCTTTGTTGATAAAGTCTTTATGGGATACTTTATTTGAATCAGTATCTAGATAACTATTACGGTCATAATTAGATAACCATCCTTTTCTTTCTTCACTTCTCTTCTTATTAAATATCATATCAATAATATTATCACTTACGGAACCTTCGTGATTGAAATAAACTATCTTTTTATTGGCAAAATATTCTTTGAATTCTTTACCTGTACTAGTTCCCAATCCCTTGTAGTATTTTACATTCCATCCTTTTGTATCATTTTCTTGTTTCCATAGATTATATTCCCCCTCATTATAGAATAGCTTCTCTTGTCCATTTTTCTTTGCTTTTAAAATAGGAGTATTCATAAATCCTAAGAAATTATCAAGAGTTGATAAAGAATTCCATTGGTCTTGAAATAAATTCAATCCCAGTCCTTTAATATGAGAACCATCTAAATCCTGGTCTGTCATAAATAATACTGAATTATACCTTAGGCATTTTTCAGCACTTTCACTAGTATATGTTTTACCAGTTTCTAGACCTAATATTTGTTTTATTTCAATAATTTCTTTGTTTTCGTTTATTCTTTTTAATGATTCTCCTCTAACATTAAATATCTTTCCCTTCATAGGATACACACCAATTGTATTTCTATCATCTTTTGACAATCCTGATACAATACCAGCCTTTGCTGAATCTCCCTCACATAAAATTAATGTACACTGTTTAGATTTGACAGTTCCGGCAAAATTAGCATCGATTAATTTATGAATTCCTCTAATGCTTTTACTCTTACTGCCATCGGTTTTTTTTGCTGCCTTATTATCCTTTACTTCCGTTAAAGCACAAGCAGCATTCATAACACCCATCTTTGCTATCTTTTCAATGAAATTATCACTTACTGAACAAGTTGAACCAAACTTTGTTGATGCTGTTCCTAATTCATCTTTAGTTTGACTATTAAATGATGGATTATCAATATCACATCTTAAAAACAACATTAACTGTTCCTTGATAGTGTTTGGTTTTACATCAACCTTCTTTTTAGTCTTGATGTAAACACATAACTTTCTAATAATTTGATTCATAATATATTCTACATGCTTTCCACCTCGTGATGTATAAATTCCATTTACAAAACTAACTTGTTGAAATTCGTCTTTAGGAGCTAAGCATACAGCATATTCCCATCGCCCGTTATGATTCTCATAAATTCGCTTTGTATCCGTCTTATTACCAACATATAAATCTACATATTGTTCAAAGTTCTTACAAGGAACCAATTCTCCGTTGTATTTCACCTTGATTCTTTTATCAGTTACAGCAGATATATCATAAACTCGCTTCTTAAATAAGGCTAGCATATCAGGAGTTAAATTTTCAATTCCTAGTCGCTGATAATCTGGTTTAAAAGACACTCGTGTATATGGTTTTACCTTACATTTTTTTATCGATGGCTTACAAATTTCTGTCAGATTATTTTTAAATTCTTGAACATACTTTAGACCACGAATATGATCGACTGTTTCAACCTTTCCCCAGGTCGACCAAATCAAGACTAATTTAAATCCAAAACCATTTTTTCCTCCTACAATTTTTTCCTTCTTTTTTTCGTCATAATTGGTTGATGTTCTCAGATGACCAAAAATCATCTCAGGAATCCACATCTTGTATTCTGGATGTTCTGCTACATCGATACCATTTCCATCATTATACATATGAATTGTTCCGTCATCATCCACATTAATTTCAATATTAGAAACGGGTAGCGCGTTTTCTACTTTAGATGAAACAGCTTGCTCTTGTCTAATTACATGGTCTCTACAATTAACAATTCCTTCATCAAATAATTTATACAAACCAGGAATATATTGAAATCCTTTAGAAATTATTTTTTCATCATTGAAAATATAATCTTCATGCTCAGTATTTTCAATGGACCCGATATAGGTGTCGGGTTTTTTCAAAATATGTTCCCGGTCGGTTAATTTTTGGTATTTCGAAAGTGCTGATTGATTCGCCATTCTACTTAGATATATCTTTCATTTTTATTTGTTTAAATAGTTTCAATTTTTATTTTTAAAGGATATATATATTTATATATATTAATATGAGCAATCCATTTACAGCTACAAATTATACAAATTTAAATATTGTTCAAAATGGAAATTTTAAAGAATATTCTTTACAGTTATTAAATTCTGGAAATATATCATTTAATACAGATATTTCTTTAAATTTTACATTGGTCGGTGGAGGAGGAGGTGGTGGAGGAGGTGGTCATAATAATGGCGGTGGGTCTCCTGCATATCCAAGTGGAGGTGGAGGAGGTGGAGGAAGT